TATGCTCAGTCAGACGGCGGTCTTCCAACAGGAGCGTCTAATCCAGGAACAGCTTTTATACAAACGACAGCCGTAGTTGCTAACGGCACAAACGCGGATAACATTGCTGATAGTGACGCATTCCCTGTTGGGACTACTATATTTGGTCGTTGGGACAAAATAACTCTTGCGGCTGGAGATGTAATCCTATATTTCGCAGACGTTTAATGTTAGGATTAAGTATGATAAGCGGCGGCTCTGCATCAGCTGCTACGGTAAAAGCCTTAGCCACGCCAGCTAATACTAACTCGTACTCTATCCTTATGGATGGAACAAACGATTATTTATCGCAGCCTGACGGAGACAATCTGTTTGATACTCTAGCAAGTGGTAGTTGGACCTTGTCTTTCTACGTTAAGTTTATTACAACCACAGCCCAAACTGTATTCTGGAAAGGCGTTTATCCAACTGAGTACTTGTGGATAGCGTGTACCGCGGGTGGAGACATGCAGATTATTGGTGCCACAGGCATGACTACACCGACTATTCAGACGGTGTTTAACTCTAATATGAGTGCTGACACGTGGTACCATGTGGTGTTTACTAGTGATGGATCTGGCACTAACAGAGCAAACAAGTGCTATATTAACGGCAGTGAAGTCGCTGCTAACAGTAGCTTTACAGTAGCCTCGTCAACGAACTTGGAGTCCCACACAGGAGCGACACTTTTGACCACATCGAATTTAGCTGGATTAATATACTATAATCAACATCTAGATCAAATAGCAACATGGAACGACGTTTTAGATTCTGACAATGTATCTGCTATATATAACGACAATCCAAATCTTAGTAGCAACTCTGGTAATTACACAGGCGCCGCTAGACTACAGAAGTACTTAAAAATGGAAGAAGGCACAGGTACATCTACGAATGATTTAGCAGGTAATGGCTTTGCGGCTATGACGTTAGTAAATGGAGCAGCTTGGTCCACAGATAAACCTTGGTAGAATGAAATACGTAATTATAGAATCATCAGATGTTAGCTCGGCAGATTTCTCGCAGGTTTTAGAAACAAGCGCCGAAACACTACGTTACAATAACGACGATACAAAAACTTTTGTTAAGTTTGAAGGGGATACACCGACTTTTTTAGACGGAAAAACACAATATACACATAGCGAGATACTAGCTATCCTAAACAATGAAGATGGAGAATGGTATACAGAAATAACTATTTAATAACAATTTAATTTAATTTAATTATGGGTAAAAAAAAGAACAAGGTCGTAGACCTAAAGCCAGAGGCGATCTCTGATGAACAGCTTACTAAACTGCAAAACATTGTTCAGGCTATCAATAAGCTGAAAATGGACATTGGACAAGTTGAAGCTCAGAAACACAACATGCTACATACGTTAACTCAAGGAAATGAGCAGCTAAATAAAATACAATCCGAAATAAAGGGTGAGTACGGTGAAAATATAGATGTCAACATTAACGACGGTAGCATTAGATACAACGAAAATGAGCCATCTGATTCGTAAGATAACGATAGGTAAAGACTATAAGAATGACTCCATGCACTATGCCGTAGGGCAAGAAGTGTATGGAGGTCATACTATTTGTGATATACTAGAAGAGGAAGATAAGTACTCTATCTATATACGTAAAGACAAAGCAGTTATACCTTGGAAGGACTTTAACAAAAACATGGCTATATCTGTTGAGTATAATCTTCAGTACTAATGCAGTCGGTTTACAACTACGTTGTAGAACCATTAGGAGAAAGGTATAACAACACGAAGAAGGTTGGGGACAAAGAGTTAATACTAAACACAGAGGTATACAACCACCAGCATGTAAACAGAGAGGCTAGGGTTTTATCTGTACCTAAGATTGGTGGCTCAGAGGTTCAACCTGGAGATATAGTAATATTACATCATAACGTTTTTAGAAGATGGCATGATGTAAAAGGTAAAGAAAGAAATAGTAGATCTTTCCTTGAAGAAGGTAAATATCTAGTAACGCAAGACCAGATATACCTATACAAGCGAGACGGAGACTGGGTATGCCCTAAAGGATATTGCTTCGTGCAACCTATTAAAGACAAAAGCCAGTTAAGCGTTGAAGCTGAGAAACCTCTAGTTGGAGTTGTAAAATACTCCGACGATAATACAAGCGTAGGTGACTTAGTTGGTTTTGATCCAGTAAGCACTTTTGAGTTTGTAGTAGATGGCAAGAGGATGTATAGGGCGTTATCTAAATTTATTACAATTAAATATGAATATCAAGGAGACGAAGAAGAGTATAATCCAAGCTGGGCACAGGGCGGTTGAAGAGTTAATCAAAGTGGCTAAAGAAGCTATTGTTGATTCAGGTGACGACATCACTGCTGATAGACTAAAGAACGCCGCTGCTACAAAAAAGCTTGCTATCTTCGATGCCTTTGAGATATTAAATAGAATCCAAGAAGAGGAGAACTTGCTTGAAGGCCGTGAGCCCGAAGAAAAGAAATCTAGTGTTTTTAAGGGTTTTGCTGAAGGAAGATCTAAGTAATGTACGAGCAGACATTATTAAAAATAATAGAGCCTATAAAAAAAACCACTCTTACCAGGTTAAACAGAGGTAAGAAGTGGAAGTACGGTTATGATAAAGATCATGATATAGTGGTCTTATCTAGAACTGGTGTTATAGGTGAGATATACGATATACAGGGTTTTAAAATTGCTCTACCTAAACCTACTAATGTTTTCAAGCACGAAAGCAATAAGTGGAAAAAGATAGATCAACCTAAAGAGCTTAGCCGCATAAAAACTATATTTGACTGGAGAGGTTATCCAGACGAGCAAAAAGAAAAGTGGCACGGGTATATCGACGAAGAGTTCAGGCGTAGAGACGAAGGGCATTGGTTTATGAATAACGGTAAACCAACGTATATAACTGGTAGTCACTATATGTACCTGCAATGGAGTAAAATTGACGTGGGTGCACCAGACTTTAGAGAGGCCAATCGGCTATTCTTTATATTCTGGGAAGCCTGCAAGGCAGATAAGAGATGCTATGGAATGTGCTACCTTAAGAACCGTCGTTCAGGTTTTTCTTTTATGTCCTCTGCAGAAACAGTTAACTTAGCCACTATATCGAGTGATAGTAGATATGGGATCTTGTCTAAGTCTGGTGCCGATGCGAAGAAAATGTTTACAGATAAAGTGGTACCTATATCAATTAATTACCCCTTCTTCTTTAAACCTATACAGGATGGTATGGATCGTCCTAAATCTGAGTTGGCATATCGAGTACCTTCTACTAAGTTTACTCGTAAGAAAATACAGAGTAATGAGAAGCTCGAGGAGCTCGCTGGTCTTGACACGACGATAGACTGGAAGAATACGGGTGATAACAGCTATGACGGTGAAAAGTTAAACCTGTTGGTACATGATGAGAGTGGTAAGTGGGAGAGACCTGATAATATATTAAATAACTGGCGAGTAACAAAGACTTGCTTGAGACTTGGAAGTAGAATCGTGGGGAAATGCCTTATGGGATCTACTTCAAACGCGTTAGATAAGGGAGGTAGTAATTTTAAAAAGTTATACAATGATTCAGACGTATCAAAGCGAAATCGTAATGGACAGACAAAGTCTGGCTTGTATTCTCTCTTTATCCCTATGGAATGGAACTATGAAGGATTTATTGACGAGTTCGGATTTCCAGTCTTTGATAATCCACGTGATGGAGAACGACTGGGACCAGACGGTGAACTAATAGATATTGGAGTTGTAGACAGTTGGGAGAATGAAGCTGAAGGATTAAAAGATGATCAAGATGCTTTAAACGAGTTTTACCGACAGTTTCCTAGAACTACGGAACACGCTTTCAGAGATGAAAGTAAAAACAGTATATTTAACCTAATGAAGATATACGAGCAGATAGACTACAACGAAGGTAGTAGGCACGCTGCTCACACCACGACGGGTAGTTTTGGTTGGGTTAACGGCATTAAGGATTCACAGGTGGTTTTCCACCCAGATCCAGGCGGAAGATTTAAAGTGAGCTGGGTACCACCAGCTAATTTGCAAAATAAACAGATAATAAAAAATGGTGTTAAGTTCCCAGGGAATAGTCATATTGGCGCGTTTGGGTGTGACAGTTACGATATTAGCGGTACTGTTGATGGCAAAGGATCGAAAGGGGCGCTCCACGGATTAACAAAGTTTTCTATGGAAGATGCGCCGTCGAGCACATTTTTCTTAGAGTATATAGCAAGACCACAAACCGCAGAGATGTTTTTTGAAGATGTGTTAATGGCCTTAGTGTTTTATGGCATGCCTTTGCTTGCAGAGAATAATAAACCGAGATTGTTGTATTACTTACGCCGAAGAGGCTATAGAGGCTACAGCATGAACAGACCAGATAAAACTTGGAAAAAGCTATCAGTCGCTGAAAAAGAAGTGGGTGGTATACCAAACTCAAGTGAGGACATTAAACAAGCTCACGCCTCAGCTATAGAGATGTATATACAAGAACACGTAGGTCATCTTGGTGAAGGTAATTATGGAACAGTATACTTTAACGAGTTATTAAATGATTGGGCTAAATTTGATATAAACAAAAGAACTAAGCATGACGCATCTATAAGTTCTGGTCTAGCTATAATGGCTTGTAACAGACATTTGTATGCACCTAACGCGAAAGTAGAAAAACAACCTGTAGGTTTTAGTATGGCAAAATATGATAATAAAGGATTTAATTCCCAAATAATAAAATAGCATGGCTGAGTCAGTATATGTAAATTTTCCTTCTCAAGCGGTACCTGACTTAGAAAAAATGAGTCACGAGTACGGACTCAAGGTGGCTAGAGCTATAGAGCAAGAGTGGTTTAAGGACGGTCATAATAATAGGTACTCAAGCACACAGAATAAGTACCGTAACTTAAGGCTATATGCAAGAGGCGAGCAATCCATACAAAAGTATAAAGACGAGTTATCTATAAATGGTGACTTGTCTTATCTTAACTTAGACTGGAAACCAGTGCCTATTATACCTAAGTTTGTAGATATAGTGGTAAACGGTATGTCTGAGAGAATGTTCAATGTTAAAGCTTATTCTCAAGATCAGTACGGTGTCAGTAAAAGAACCGAGTATATGGAGGCTGTTATCCGCGATATGGAAAGCAAAGAGTTTAACGACCAAGCCGCTAAATTACTAAGCGTTGATTTATACGAAACAGATCCTAGCCAATTACCAGATACTAAAGAAGAGCTAGACTTACACATGCAGCTAACCTACAAACAAGCTGTAGAGATCGCTGAAGAGCAAGCTATTGACGTGCTACTTAAAGGAAGCAACTACGATCTTATACGTCGAAGGATGCTATATGATTTAACAGTACTAGGTATCGGTTGTGTAAAAACAAACTTTAACTGGAGTGAAGGGGCTAAAGTTGAATATGTTGATCCAGCTGACATTGTTTACTCTCACACAGACTCACCTTATTTTGATGACATATACTACATAGGTGAAGTAAAAACAATACCTATCAACGAGCTCGCTCGAGAGTTTGACAAATTAACAGCGTCTGACTTAGAGGATATACATAAGAATTCTAGTAAAAGATACACTGGTTCTAGAAAATCTCAATTGCACGACCAAAACCAGGTTCAAGTTTTATACTTTAACTACAAGACGTACACTAATGATGTGTATAAGGTTAAAGAAACGGGTATGGGTGGTTACA